CCCCCTACATGCACGCCAGGCTGGCGCAGGTCAACGCCAACGTCAACGCCGACGTGCGCGGCCAGCTCAAGATCGTGAGCGAGTTCGACGACCTGCTGGGCGACGCATGAACAAGGCCGTCCGCTTCGGCCTGCCCATGCGCGACTGGCAGCGCGAGTGCGCCAAGATTTCCGCCGGCAAGCGGTTCATGGTGATGGCGCTGCACCGGCGTGCTGGCAAGACCGAGATCGCGCTCAAGAAACTGCTGGATGCCGCCGTCAAGTGCGAGCTGGAGCTGCCGCTCTACTTCTACGTGGCGCCGTACCTCAAGCAGGCCAAGATCATCGCCTGGTCGCGCCTGAAGCAGATGGTCGCCCCACTGATCCCGCACGGTGCGGTCGAGATCAGCGAGGTCGAGCTCGCCGTCACGTTCCGGCACAACGGCGCGATCATCCGAATCTTCGGCGCTGACAACCCCGACGCGATGCGAGGCGTGCGCCTGGACGGCGCCGTGATCGACGAGGTGGCCCAGATCAAGCCCGAGGTCTGGGACGAGATCATCCAGCCTGCACTGTCCGACCGCATGGGCTGGGCCTGGTTCATCGGCACGCCCAAGGGCATCAACGTGTTCAGCTCGCTGTTCTTCGCAGCCGAGGGGAAACCCGGCTGGGCACGGGCTCGCTACTCCGTCTACGACACCGACGCCCTGTATCCGACCGAGGTCGAGCGACTGCGCACGTCCATGAGTGCGACGGCCTGGGCGCGCGAGTACCTGTGCGACTTCAGCGCCGCCGGCGACGACCAGCTCTTGTCCCTGACCGACGTCGAGACTGCCGCCCGGCGCGAGCACGTGGCAGGCAGCAACGACTACGCGCCCCGCATCCTGGGCGTCGATCCTGCGCGCTTCGGCGACGACCGCAGCGTGATCTACCCCCGCCAGGGCCTGATCGCGATGGCCCCGATGGTGTTCCGCGGCATCGACAACATGACGCTGGCAGGCCACGTCGCCCGCAAGATCGACCAGTGGGAACCCGACGCCGTGTTCATCGACTCGGGTGCCGGTGCCGGCGTGATCGACCGACTGCGCCAGCTCGGCTACGACGTCACCGAGATCAACTTCGGGGGCAAGCCCAACGACGTGCGGTTCGTGAACAAGCGGGCCGAGATGTGGTTCGACATGGCCGAGTGGGTCAAGGCTGGCGGCGCCATACCCAACGACCTAAGCCTGAAGCTGGAGCTCGCCACCCCGACCTACAAGTACGACGCGGCCAACCGCATCCAGTTGGAATCCAAGGACGACATCAAGAAGCGGCTACCCGACGCCGGCTCGCCCGACCTGGCTGACGCCCTGGCCCTGACCTTCGCGCATCCGGTGGCCAAGCGCAGCCTGATGGCGCAGTTCGGTGCGCGTACTGCAAACCGCGGTGAATACGATCCGCTGGCAAACCTACGATGACGCCCGCCGATCAATGCCCAACTTCAACCGCCTGCTGACAGACATCGACGTCGGGCCTATGCTCGACGCGCTCGACGCACGCCCGGAGTTGTGGGACGAGATCACGGTACGCCAGGAGGCGCCTGGTTCCCCTCATCACGACACGCGCTGCATCTGGCTGCGCGGTCCCCGTGAGATCACGCTCGACTCGGTGTTCAACGACCTACGCTCGGTCGACTACCTGAGCATGGGCGAGCTGGCCGAGTCGGTCTACCCGCTGGTGGCCCCGATCCTGCGCCAGTTGGGCTCGACCCTGCTGGGCCGGGTGATGATCGTCGAGCTCAAGCCCGGCGGCTACATCGACCCGCACGAGGACCAGGGCAAGTACGCCAAGACCTTCAGCCGGTTCCACCTGGTCCTGAGCTCGGACCCCGGCAACACATTCACCTGCGACGGCGAAACCGTCCACATGGCACCGGGCGAGCTGTGGTGGTTCAACCATCGCGGCGAGCACCAGGTGCGCAACGACTCGGCCACGCCCCGAGTCCACATCATTTTCGACGCGGTGGTGCCTGGCATCCAGGTGCCGGCGCTCACCAGCGTGACCAAGAACCCGGCGGCGGGCGTGCGCATCGTCGAGATGCCCCTGGGTGACAAGATCGACCGCATGCAGGAGCTGCTCGTCGCGCATTGGGACGAGGTGGCCAAGAACAAGCAGGTGATGGTCCTCAAGCCCGAGCGCGAACGCTACGCGCACCTCGACGCCAACGGCGGCCTGGTCTGCCTGTGGGCGGTCGACGCCGACGGCGAGTTCGTCGGGTACTCGGTGAACTTCATCGGCCCGCACATCCACTACGCGGACCTCGTGGTCTGCAACAACGACGTGCTGTTCCTGCGCGAGGACCTGCGCCCGAGCACCATCGGCATGCGCTTGATCCGCGAAACCGAACGCGCCGCCAAAGCACGAGGCGCCCGGCTGATGCTGTGGCACGCCAAAGATCAGACCTCGCTCGCCAAGATCATGCCCCGCATGGGCTACGGCGTGCAGGACATCATTTTCAGCAAGGAGATTTGACGATGGCCATCACCGCAACCGTCGCAGCCGTAGCCGGTACGGCCTACGTCGTCGACCAGACCAACGACGCAAAGCGCGCCAACCAGGCCGCTGCCGCATCTGCCACGACTGCCGCGCAGACTCAGGCCCAGGCCATCCAGGACCAGACCGCCGCCTTGCGTGAGCAGCTCACCCAAAGCCAGCGCCAGCTCGAACTGCAGGCGTCGCAAAGCCAGTCGCTGCTCACCCAGCAGCAGCAGCAATTCGAGACTGGCCTGCAGACCGAGCGCGAGCGATCCGCCGCTGCGGCGCTGGCCCAGCAGACTCAGTTCGACACGCTGCTCACCCAGCAGCAGAACCAGTTCGCTACGCAAACGGCCGAGACTCAGAAGCAGTACGAGCAGACCCTGGCCCAGCAGCAAGAGCAATCTGCAGCGCAGGCGCAGCTCGCCGAAGAAGCCAAGAACCGCGCGAACCAGAAGAAGCCTGTCACCGAAGGCTTCATCGCCAAGAACGAACGCCAAGGCATGACGGGCCAGGCTTCCACCCTCCTCACCGGCATGCAGGGCGTGTCCGCCGGCTCGCTGCCGCTGGGCAAGACAACCCTGCTAGGAGGCTAACCGATGGCCACGATCAAGACACCACGCGACCGACTGCTCTCCCGATGGGGTGCGCTCAAGACCGAACGGTCGAGCTACCTCACCCACTGGAAAGAGATCAGCGACTACCTGCTCCCCCGATCCGGCCGGTACTTCGTGACCGACCGCAACAAGGGCGAGCGACGCCACAACAACATCTACGACTCGACTGGCACGCGCGCCCTGCGTGTGCTGGGGGCTGGGCTGATGGGCGGGGCCACGAGCCCCGCGCGTCCCTGGTTCCGCCTGGCCACCGCCGACCCTGAAATGATGGACTACGCGCCGGTCAAGCTCTGGCTCGCCCAGGTGCAGCGCGGCATGCTCGACATCTTCCAGCGGTCCAACACCTACCGCGCGCTTCACTCCATGTACGAGGAGATCGGCGCGTTCGGCACCGGCGCGTCGGTCGTGATGGACGACTTCGACGACGTGATCCGCCACCACGTGCTGACGACCGGCGAGTACGCCATCGCCCAGAACTACCGCGGCGAGGTCACGACGCTGTACCGCGAGTTCGAGAAAACGGTCAGCGAGCTGGTGAGCGAGTTCGGCATCAACAACGTGAGCCAGACCGTCAAGACCCTGCACGACCGTGGCTCGCTCGATACCTGGGTGCCCATCATCCACGCCATCGAGTCCCGCATGGATCGCGACACCCGCATGCGCGACGCGCAGAACATGCCGTTCTCGTCGTGCTACTTCGAGACTGGCCAGGACTCGACCAAGTTCCTGCGCGAGTCTGGCTTCAAGACCTTCCCGGCCCTGGTGCCGCGCTGGTCGGTCGTGGGTGGCGACATCTACGGATCGAGCCCCGGCATGGAGGCGCTGGGCGACGTGAAGCAATTGCAGCACGAGCAACTGCGCAAGGCCCAGGGCATCGACTACATGACCAAGCCGCCGCTGCAGGCGCCGAGCTCGATGAAGAACCACATGATCGACACGCTGCCCGGTGGCACGACCTACGTCGACATGGGCGGCCCGTCCGGTGGCGTCAAGACCATGTTCGAGGTGCGCCTCGACCTGAACCACTTGCTGGCCGACATCCAGGACGTGCGCGGCCGGATCAACCAGACCTTCTACACCGACCTGTTCTTGATGCTGGCGAGTGCGCCCACCTCCAACATGACGGCCACCGAGGTCGCCGAGCGCCACGAGGAGAAGCTCCTGATGCTGGGCCCGGTGCTCGAACGCTTGCACAACGAGCTGCTGGACCCGCTGATCGAGCGCACCTTCACTCGCATGATCGAGGCGGGCCTGGTGCCGCCACCGCCCGAGG